GTCGTAAATCCTTTTCTGCGATCTGCCATTTAAAATGTGCCTTTGTATTCCTTACCTGTCATTTGTGAAGATGTACCACCCTTAACAAGACCACCTTGTTTTTTTCCAATAACTTGTAAAACAGTTTTTTTCATTTCTTTACCAGCTTTTCTTTTTTTACGTTTTTTTTCTTTATCAAGATAATACTTATCTAAATCATCTTTTTGTATTTTTTGTAATTTTTCTCTTTCTTCTTTAGGAAACGTCATATTGTGTAAAGATTGAATAGCATTTCCAGCTAATCTTTTAAAATTACCTTTTAAAGAACCTGTAAATTTTGTAGGGTCAACTTTACCACCTTTATTCTTTTTAATTACATTTTTTTTCCTAGAACCAACTTTTGGAAATTCTGTTCTATGTTCGTCTGCTGCTTTAACAATTTGTTTCATTCCACCAGCTAAACCTCCAGTAAATGTTTTTGCTGGTGATAATAAAGTTTTACCCACAGTTTTTGCTACTGATTTAAATTTATCTTTTTCATAATCAAGTTTAGTATATTCTCTATTTTTTTTCCTTGAAGCCATAGAACCAGTTTTTTTAGCTTCACCACCTTTTTTCATAAAACCCATCTTGTTACGAACTTCAGTTGGTAGTTTCTTTAAACCTTTATTATCTTTAGGAACTGGTTTTAGTGCCATATTACTTCTCCTTTTTTGGTCTGCCTTTTTTCTTTATCTTTGATTTTGTAACTTTAGGTGTAGCTTTTACTTCACCACTGTCAACTACTTTCTCTACTTTAGGTTCTTTTACTTCATTAAACACTGGTTCAGGATTATTAGCTTTCTCTTTAGCCTTTCTTCTCTCAACCTTTTTTTCTTTTTCTACTTGATATATTTTTTCTCTAATTGAACTAACCACTTTGATTTCTCCTATTGATGTTAGCACTCGCAATATCTCTTTGAGCTTGGATTCTATCCTCTGCAATACGTGTTTTATCATTTAACGCCTCTTCTGAAATGTCAATTCTTTGTTGATCTACAAGTCTTTGATTTCTTTCTTTTTCTTTTTCAAGTTCTTGTTTCTTCTCAAACTCTTCAGCTTTTCTTTCTATATCTTGTCCTCTGAGAGCGAGTTCTTGTTTTCTTATAGTCACTAATGGGTCTTCTGAACCTTCAGGACTTAATACTTGTGCATATTTCTCTGTTAACTCACCAATAATCTCGGCAGCTCTGTTTTGCACTTGATCTTGCATTTGTTGTTGCATCTGAGGATTTTGTTGCATCATCATTTGTTGTTCTGGTGGAACTGTTTGCATAATCTCAGCTTGTGCCATAGCTTCTGCCATCATACCAATATGTTCCTGTATGTGACCTTGTAATGTCATAATGATGGCTGCATTAGCTTGTGCAACGGGTGTCGATAATATTGCTAAGTGAGCTTCAATATGTGCTTCGTGGTTCTGTTGTGGAAAAGCCTGTATTGTCTGACCACGCATAGCCTGTTGATTTTCCTTCGCAGGGTTCATTGGTTGTGGTGGCTGTGGTCTTGGTAATATCTGATCAATGTTCGACACACCTAATGCCTCATACATCTTACGATATGCCTGATACAATCCTTGTTGACCACCATGTATTTGAGGATTACTTTGAACCATTTGAAGTTCTGTCTGTGCTAATTGAATACGTTGTGACATAGAAAATATATTTGGATCACTGACAGGTATGACATCTATTCTATCATCAAAGTCCATAGGCTTTGCTGTTGGTGGTAAACCTTGCATTTGATATGGATATGGTGATGGGTTCTCTTTAAATACAGTAGCTAGTAACTTAAACTCTTGTTTCTGCGAGTAATGAAGTCTTTTATGGATAGCACTCATTACCTTTGTACCACGTTCCATAATAGCCATTGTTGTACCAACAGGTGTTTCACCACTCATTTCACCTATCTTCATATCGGCCATAGAAGCGAAACGTCTGCCAGAGTCTACCAATGTACCTAACAACTGATATAATGTACCTGAAGGCTCTTTAAACGGCAAAGGCATCAATGATTGACGTATATCCATACCAGCAACATCAATATCTCTAAACTCACCAGGTGCTAAAGGCGAGTCTTCATCTCTAATCCTTGCACCCCTTGCCTTGAAACCTGCAGGTAAGTTGCTCAATGTACCTGCATCAATTAACTGTCTAAGTAAGCTCGTAGATGCCTTGGCTAATCCACCCATCATATGTGTTAAACCAAATCCATAAAAGCCAAGACCTGGTAAGAACTTGTAGTGAACAAAATACTGTTTCTTATTTAAAAGTGGATCATTTTCCTTGTAATTTCTTCTTATAGATAATATTTCACCTGTTTTTTCAATCATTGAAACAATGTAAGGATATTTTAAACCTGTTTCTTCTCCGTTTTCGTCTTTGTCTTCAAAACCTTCAATCTCTAAGTTTGTATGAATTTCATGAACAACAATATCTTCATCATAAGATGAAGGTGACATACCATAGTTTTTATCAAGCTCTTCCTTAACATCACTATTACTACCTCCATCACTACCTGATGATGGAATATCTATGTTTTTATAAAATTTTGTTAATTGAAGTTTAATAATATCGTTTTTACTCATAGTCAAAACGTGAGTAACACGAGTAGCAGTCAATAAATCTATTGCAGAATAAGGAACTATTATATCTTCAGCGTGAACAAACTTACTAACTGCTCTTTGTAAAAGAGGATCAAAATAAATCTTTTTAAATGTTGAACCTACAATGGGAAGATAAAATAACATTTGATCTAACTCAGGATCAAACTCTTCCATATTATTTGTTATCTCATAATTCATATAATCTTTAACACGTTCTGCTTGTGCAACAACGTCAGGTGTTTCTGTGCCTACTATCTGTACTCTAACTGGGCCACCTGAAGGTAACAATTCACGATAAGCCTGTGCTTGAAACTGTGTAATTGACTCAGACAACAATGGATGTATAACACCAGTCGCTCCTTCAAAAGGTTCAGTTCTGTCTTCATAGCTAACACCTAATAGCTCTAATCCAGACTTATATACCTGTTCCCACTCACTTCTTGATGAAATATCGTCTTGTACAGACTGTTTTAAATCAGATGATATTCTTCCTAATTCATCATCACCTATAAACTCAGCTAAATTAGCATCAAAAGGTATTTGCTCAGAAGCCATACCCTCTTCTTGTGGAAGCTCACCAATAATAGCACTGCCATCTTCTAATTCTGTAACATTAGGTTGTGCAGGCATTTCAACAATATTAAGTTGTTCTGCAGCTTGTTCTATTTCTTCTGTTGGGCCACCAGGCCCTAAAGGTATTTCTGCCATTAAAAATGTCCTTTAAATTTTGTTACTTCGCCACCTTTTTTATACATTTTTTTTACTCTTCCTTTTGAATCAACGATAAATTTTGGCCCTTTTCCTCTTGATGTTTTGCCATCAAGCCTCATAAGGTATGGATGTTCATATCTATCTAAAATACTACTAACTATTTCTTTAACTTTTTGTTTATCCATTAATAATACTCCCTTTTATCTCGGTAATATTCATCGTCTTCATAGTCGCTTGGAGTGATGATAAACCCTCCTTGACGAAAACGCAAGATAGCTTGTGTCATACTATCAGCTAAATCGTCATGTTCGCCATTCGGAAACGCTGCACATTCTTCTACAACTTCGTCTGCAAACCTTGTGTCAGGTCGCCAAACCATACCACTTTCAAAGACAGGAGCACAAGAGTTCATACGTGTAAATTTATCTGCACCACGGCTTGGCGTAAAAGGTGTCACTGGAATACCCATTCTCCTCAGTTCATGTGTCAAAGGCGTACCTGTTGCCTTTTGTTCTATTAATATCATATCTGGATCATATTCACGATATAATTTTTGTGCTTCTTCTTTTAATTCTGGAAAATCCCAACGTCCTCTTTGTGCATCAAGCAGTATAATTGCTTCAGTATCACCCTCTTCAGGCTGAAAAATACCCCAAGTAGTAATAGCAGAATAATCAGCTCTTTCTGATTTACTGTATGCTGTATCATAAGATTGTATGATATAACTAACTTGTGGTGGTTCATCGTTCTCCCAGATGTTCCACCACTCCCTTTTGATAATCGCACCCTCTTCAGCAGTAGGGTTCTGCAAATACTGTGCGTTCCACTTACCAATAGGAATAGAAGAACGCACTGCTTCAAGCTCTTCTCTTTTCCAATATTCAGGCCAAAGTACATTGTCTGTGTCGGGGAATATCGCAGGAAACTCTACAACTTCCCAATTGTCTGCTCCACCTTCTGCTTGTTTCTTGAGAACTTTGGCTGTTAAATCACGGACACTCCATCTTGTCATAACAATAATAATAGAACCACCTGGCTGAAGTCTTTGTCTTGGCCCAGAGGTATACCAATCATAAATATTGTCCAATGCAGTCGGACTTAATGCGTCTTGTTCAGAAACTGGATCATCAATAATTAACAAGTCAGCACCACGTCCAGCTAACGCACCACCCACACCAACAGCATAGTATTCACCACCCTTATTGGTAGACCAACGACCAGATGCTTTGGCATCAGATGCTAACGACACATCAGGAAATATGTCAGAGAACTCTGGTGAATCAATCAAGTTCTTAACTTTACGACCAAAACCCACAGCCAACTCAGATGTGTGTGTCGCTTGTATAATCTTGCTTGTCGGCTTTCTTCCCATCAACCAAGAGGGGAACAG